CTGTATTCGTTATGCATTTGGATTCACACCTATCCTGCCTATCTGAGCGTTCTGCTGCTGCGTCACACTCATCTGCAGGTTCTGAGCAAATGTCTGGACAAGCTGTGCGAACTGCTCGTCCTGTTGCATCTGCTGCTGGTATTTCGGGTTGTTCTGAATGATCTGCTGGATGAACTGCATCTTGATGCCTGCAGACGGATCGTTCTCAACGAACTTGGGCTGATTACCCAGAGACATCAGGGCCACTTGATTGTTCATGTCATCGAACATCTGCTGAGATGCTTCTGCCTGCTCGATCACAAGCTCGTCTGCCAGCGTTGGGTCAATGACCTGCAGCTTCTTCCTGATGAGCTTAGTCCTGTCAACGATGCCCATCGTGTCCTCTGGAAGGACGAATTGACTGATGGCCTGCAGCTTCTTCTGGACAAACTCATTGTCGAGTTCCCTGACATCGAAGTGCAGTGTGAAATTGTATTTCTTAGGGTCTCGAGGCAGCGGCATGTCTGTGCCAGTCACCAGAGCAAAGCGATCATCCGTGTCAAAGACCTGAGTCAGATCCCACACCCTGCCAATCACAGAACTCATGTGCCTGAGCCAGCGATGGACATAGGCCTGCTGCCTGAGCTGTGTCTCTACTGGAGGTATGGCCGCATTGGGTCTGCCAAAGTAACGGTCTGTCCTGAGCTGGATATGGTCCATCAAAGTGAAGGCTAGGTCTGCGCCTCTGCGAGGTGCTTCCATCCAGCCAATGTCACCGGGCCTCTGCTCAGAGACCTGCACACCGGGTCCAACCTTGATACGTTGACCATACCGTAAAGGAACCTTGAGAGGGGGCAGCGTGTCAAAGCTCGAGCGGTCGAAGACCATATCAGCCTGAGCCTTGTATTCTGCCTGCCAAGTGCGAACGATCTCTGATACACCACGAGACTCAATCGGGCTCCGCCGTGTCTTCTCCCGTGTGAATGTCTCAAATGGATAGGTGTCCCCAGCTTCTGTCACGAGCCTGTGCTCTGCGAACATTTCCTTGCCACTTGAGTTCTTCTCCATATACGGGGAGAAGACTGTCATGTAGATGCCGGGATTCCCGTTCTCAGTCACCCTGCGGCTGTAAGCATGAATGACCTCGATCAGGTTAGTCTTGTCGTCAAGTCGCTCAGTGCTGCCTAGCACCGGGCTTAGACCCTGATCCCATACCTGAGAACTCTGGCCTGCGGTCTTCTTCACCTCTTCAGCCCATTGCTTGTCCCATTCGCCGCTCGCAGCTTTCGCTTCCAGCTCTGCTAGGGTGTAATACTCCCTGCGGAAGATCGCACGGGCTCTCTGCAGGTCAGTTGTCTCGGGTGGAAACAGGATCTCGTGATAGGGCCTGAGTGCCACAATGCGAGCCTGATTCTTCACCATATCAGGAAGCTCAAATGTGGTCTCACCTTTCTCCACAATCTCCCTGATATGCTTGAGTGCCTTAGTCCTCGTCAGGCCTTCGTTGCTGGCGACCAGTAGGTCAGCAATGTATTCCTGCTCGTCTTGCAGCGCAGCGGTCAGAGCGTCGAGTTGTTGGGGGGCATTGACTCCTAAGAAGCCGGAGAGGGTCTGGAGGTTTATTGTTCGAGGGGTCTGGGCATAGGATCTATCCCAGATCACGTGAAGCACACTCCAACCATACTGCGCTGCGTATTCTGCATGTAACTCCAGCTCTTCTTCCCAGCCGGGTTGCATCAAAGTCGAAAGCATCCACCTCAAATACAGGCCCACAGCAGATGCTGCCTTGTGGTCTGAAGCCTCGATACCAGCCACATTCAGAGCTGCCCTGCTAATCGCAGACGTGCTCAGGTTCACCATAAACGAGCAGACCTCGTCAGCCAGCCTGATCCTAGTGTCACTGGCTCCTTCCCAAGGGAATGGCTGCCGCCCTAAGTCTTTAGCATGTTTCTTACCGTCTCTGCTCTGCCCGGTCCACGTAGCAAATCGAGTTTCGTCAGACTCCCTGACTCGGTAGGTTATCCTGTCATCAGAAAATGCCCTGCGGTATTCAGTGCAGAGCTGATTGATGTTGGGGTCTGTGTTGACCTGTAAGCGGTCATCTTTGCTCGTGTTCATTAGTAGCTCAAAGCGTCAGTTGTGTATTGGGCCTGCCTCGAAACATAAATCGGATCCATCAAAATCAAATATCTCAGCGCATCCACCGGGTCCTTGCTTGCTCCCTTGTCTCCATCACTGCCAGTCCACGTCTTCAGACTGTAAATCAGGTTCTGGCATTCATTGGACACATACAGCCTAGGCTCATTCAGGATGCTCACCTCTCTGCTCATGTCGTAGGCGAACAGGTTGTTGACTAGAGCACAGCTCTCGTCAATGTGCGTCATCGCTGACGGCACAAACAGAAGACCATCCTTTACTATCTCTCCGCCTGCACCCCTGTCAGGATTGGCAAGCAAATCAATCAGGCTCTGATTGTGCTCTCGTTGCCCTATCACAGCAGTCCTGCCAGCCCTAGGGTCAATGTATCTCTCGTGTATCCCTCCATCAGAGATCTCTAGCTCCCTGATGAGCTGTTTATACTGCTGAATATTTCTTCCGCAGTCAGCAGTCTGTGCTGGGCCTTTCTTGCCGTCCAGCTTCTCGCTCGGAACAGCCCACTCGCCGTAGTTAGCCTTGTCGGGCCACTCTCTGTAAACAAAAGTCCTCCCGAGATCATCCACCCTAGCCCACAACATATACCAGTTGCGGTCTCCCGGGGTAGGATCGACCACCATATAATTGGTCCCGTCCTTGGGGATCTGGTCCTTCGAGATAATGTTCCTGTCTGTGAACCTTGGGAACTTGCCCACTACAGGATTGCTCACATACCCATAGGCCCTGATCTCTCGCTCTTCCCTCGTCCTGCCCCTGAGCGTCTGCTCCATTCGATCAAACGGGCTGTAGGGGTTCCACTCCGAGAAGAACCAGAAAATCTTTCCTGATCCACTACGTGTCCTGCCCTTATACGGCATGTGGCCCTTTGGGACTCCGTCAATCGAACTCTCATCCCCGATCAACTTAGCCTCTCGAGTCTCCTCGATGATGGCCCCGTCCATAGCATCCTTGACCGTGCTCGTGAATCCCTCAATCGGAGTGAAGGTCACGACCATTTTGCCCTTACGTGAGATTAGACGATATTTCAGCGTCTGAATCCACGCCATAGGAACCAACTCATCACACCAGATCAAGTCCAGCTCCGTTCCCTCCATAGAACTGAGTTCCTGACTGTAATTCTTGAACCAGCACTGGCTACCATTCGGAGCCACAAAGGTCTTGTTGCTAAAACCATTCTTCTGGCTAAAGCCTATGTTCACCACAGACCTCTGCCCCGTCCTCTGCTCCTTCCAAGGCAGCGGCAGATACTCATGCACATACGGCTGCTGAACCTGCACTGAGCTATCGTGTGTGCTATGACAACACCACACAGCACTCCTGTGTTTGTTAGCCAAGGTCCTGACAACCCTCGAGGCCATATACCTCGACTTACCACCACGGTTACCACCGAAAATGTAGACCAGATCCACCTTGGGATCTTCCAGAGCCTCATCAGCATCTTTCCAGTGCCTGAACAGGCCCGTGGTATTATGCCAGTCAGAGCCGTAGTTAAAGGGATCAGCCTTCTCGAGCCTGATCAGCTCCTCCCTCTTGAGGTAGTAGTCCTGCAGCACCCCCTCAGAGGCCATAGCCTCGGCTTCCTCCCTGCTAGGGACCGGATAGACTGGGTGCTGTGTCCAATTCATTCCCAGCGATCCAATTGCTTTGGAGACCCAACACAAACCAACTTGCCAGTTCCCTGCTCCACCCAGACAGGGATCTTCAACCCTTTCTGGAAGTCCCTGTTGTCTGACACCCTCACTAGCCCCAGATCCGTCTCCAGTAGACGCATATTAAACGGCCTGCCCTTCACAGTGGCCTCCCTAGGCTCTCTGCCAGCCTTCCACCGGAGTTCCGCTGTATCCAGCCCAGTTCGCCTCTTAGCCCTCCTGCCACGCTTCCTAGGGCTCTTCTTCGCACCTTCAGCCTCGCTCATAAATCATCAATAGCGTTGTAACTGTCAATCGACCAGTCTACCTGCAGCCAGCCTCCCCTGTCCCTAATCACCCAGTTCTCGACCCTGTGCTCCAAGCTCATATCAAGCTTGTCCCGTAGCTCCCTCACAAATGCCTCGAGATAGCCCCTGAGACGCTCTCTAAGGACCTCAGGGCTCTCTGGGAGGCTCATGTAGCTGTAAGGCGTCATATCGGCTAGGAACCAGCTTCTGAACCGCCATATGCGCTCAAAATCAATGCCATCAAGAAGCATGATGATCTGAGCCTCCATAGAGGGGGCCTT